AGAGCCCATTAATAAATAAAAGAAATTCAATTTTTGTTTATCATCGTTAGTAGCTAAATAAGCATAATATAATGATTCAACAAGATTCAAGCCTCTTTTGTTAGAAATTTCTTCGGCATATTTAATTAATGGTTCTATATCTTTCATCTGAATAGAAATATCATTCAAATATTCAATTTGATCGGTCATAGTCTCGGAGAAAATTTCAATATATTTTTCTTCTGATTTCCCGTCGGGACCTGATGTCCATAATCGATACATATTATTTTCTAAATCATCGATTATAATACTTGCATCGTCTAAAGTATATTCTCTTACTTTAGATCCGTTATCAACATGTAATGTCGTATGGCCATTGAAATAATCATTGCAGTATAAGGAGACGAAATCCTCAAATTGCCACAAAAAAGTAATGCTAGATGTGTTCAAGTGGTTCGTCGCCTCCTTTATTTTCTACGTGAGTATTTATAATTACAACATTTCCATTCTCATCGAGTCTGTATTTTGTTGCTTCTTCTTCTCTAACAGTTTTATTTCTGTCTTTTCTAAATTCAGAATAATCTGGAATATCTTCTCTTTTTTCATGATTATCTTTATATTTTTTTCTAAAATCATCGTAAGAAGGAAGATTTGAATTGTCTTTTTTAGGATCTAATCTATATTTAGAATAATCTGGAATTTCAGATTCATTTTTAACCCGACCATTTTGTCTATATTTAGAATAGTCTGGAACATCTCTTCTAGACGTATATAAAGATGTTCTAAAGTTATCGTATTCTTTATTAACTTTCAATCTTTTTCTTTCTAAAAATCTTACTTTTTTTTGCATTTTAGAAAGTAATGCTTGTGATGGATAATATTGTTCAGCTTCGGTTCTTAAATTATAATAATCTTTTTTAAGCTGAGCCATTTTTTCAGATTCTTTTTCTCCCATAAATTGATCGGCTAATTTTTTATATTTTCTATTTAAAGCATCCATATATGTTTTAAAAGAATAATATCCTTCTTTAGATAATGTCAATACAGGAACACCATATTTAACTTTAATATTTTGTGTTTTTATTTTAGCATTATTAGTAGTTAACCATGGGTTAGAATCAATTATACTTTTTTCATTAAGAGTATAATAGTTTTGAGATTCAGTCATATAATCGATATCGGTTGCATAATAATGATATGTATTTTCTGTTAAGATATCATTAATAGACATGATTTGACCTTCATCTATAATAGTACAATTATAAACGCTAATAGTAGATTGTCGGCCATACTCATTAGCAAAAGATAAAGTTACATCAAAATTAGGAAGTTCATCCATTAAGAAATGTTTATTTTGATAATTGCCTCGACTATATACCTCATCCATTATTTCATAAATAACGTGTTTATCTAAGACAGCAAAAACCATTGAACCAGCAATAGTTCTTGGTCCGTCTACATAAGTAATAGCATTAACATCTCCTAAAGTTCTTACTGGAGCTTTCTCTTGATGTATGCTATATGAAAATGTTTGTAGACTTCCAAATACTTTTGAAATAGTTTCTTGACCAGGAATCGTAATATTAATAGATGCTACAATATCACATCCGCTATAAGAAGTATATGTCCGAGTATATTTTGAGGTTTGAATTACATCTTTATTGCCTAAAGATAAATCATTTGGCATATTTCACCTTTAAATTATATAGTTTAATATATTGTTGAACTCTATTATTGATCAACGTAATAATATTTGTTTTGAGCTCAATATTACGCTCATTAATAATATTATAGCAAATTTCTTCCATATCCTTTTTAACATTATCAGAATGTTCACCGGATAATAAAGTTTTATTAATGTAGTCTTGTAAACCACGATTTAAGTAAAGAAATATTTGATTAGTATTTTCTTGAGATTTTTTCACGCCTATTATTCTCCTAAGAAAAATAAAAAGGCGAGGAAAAATTTCCTCGCCGAATTTATTAGTACTTGTTATCAAGCAAGTATTTATTTTCTACTGGTTGCAAGTAGTCTACAGAGCGAGCAATGTAAGTACAAGCTTTATCAGTAGTTGTAGAATCTACGGAGAAGCTGGAAGCTTCGTTCAAAATTTCACAGCCATAGATAACCATAACTGCAGACTGACCATATTCGTTTGCAAAAGACAAAGTAATGTCAAATGGAGGAATTTCGTCAGAGTATTTTGGCGTAGACTGAATAGCTACGTTTTGCGTAACTTTGAATGGATTAGTAGAAGCTACTTGGCTATCGTTACCATTAGCGCCTAAAGAATTAACTACCATGTTAGTTAATTTTGTATCCCATTCAGTAATTGTATACGGTTGATAGTTAATATCGCCACCGATACGTTGGAAGTAAGCTGCTTTAGCAGCACGAACAGCAAGTGCGTCGACTAAAGCATCACGGTCAAACAACGTGAATACAATAGTACCGGCAATACCTCTTTTTCCACGCGAAATGGAACGAGGTTCTGCTGAACCAAATGTATAGCGATAATGATTCTCAATAAGCTTTTTATCTTATCCTCTGGAGCTTTCGCTCATTTTCATCGACCAGTCTTTTCTGATCCAGTTTAGCATAAATTTTTACCTTCGTTTAACGTTAAGCAGTGCTAACTCTGACACTGGATAATCTATAATTATCGTAATGCGGCCTCGTGGACGGATTATATCTTTTCACCATCTATGCGTTGCCCCTGACCTAACTTAGTTAAGCCTTCGGTTCGGATTAGCATATACATATAGTACTTAGCCTTCCCGCTTAATTCCGCATTAATAGCCTTATCATTTCTGATCAGGACGGCCTATACATTGACCGGAGCTTTTTCACGGTTAATAGAAACTGTAATACCTTGAATTTCAGCAACTACTTCGGAACCGAATGTAGCTACGATATCACAGCCGGAAAAAGTGGTATAGCTACGAGTGTATTCAGACGCTGTAGTTACACCAGAGTTATTAGAGTAAGCCATGTGTTAAATATGAGGCGGCTATTAAGCCGCCCCCTCCTTCTTTAATAAAAACTACTATTAGGTACCAGGTTGACGAATTTGAATGTAGTTATTGATTTGACGAATTTCGTTGTAAGGCATAATGATGTAATTAATATCAATATAAGTATATTGAAGTGCAGTTACGTCATTAGTGATTTCGAAAGTATAGTCATGCAACAATACACCTTTAAGTTTATTCAATTCAGAAGTCAAACCTGTGTTGATAGAGTTGCGAACAGAAGTTTTATTTTGTTTACCAATGAATGGTTCGCAAACACGGCGGATAGCTCGTTCAACAGCATCGATAATACGAACACTATTCAAGCGAGACAATGCATCTGTAGGATCAGCCATTGTACAGCCATCAGTTACTACATAACCACGAGTAAATGTATTTTTAACTGTTACAATACCTTTAGCTGTTAAACTAGATAGTTGAGAAGCTGTTAATTCGAACAATGGATTAATGCCGATTTTTTGATTTGTTGGAGATTGTTCTACAGGTAATGCAGAAACCATACCAGCATAAGCCGCAGCACCGTTGCCTACATAAGCATATGTAGAATTGTAAACTGGAACATTATTTTGGAAGAATGTGCAAGAAATAGAACGACCGATATCAACAGGAGTACCATCGTCATCGATTACAGAACGACCATTACCACGTTTTAATTCCAAATTAAGATTTAAATTATTCAAATCTTGGAATTTTTGTTCTACGCCAGATAAAGTATAATCAGAAATACGTTCAACACCAATGAGACCATGAGTGTGAGCTGTTTTTAATTCTGTATACAAGCAATGTTGCGCCAATTGGCGAGCAAAATTATCTGGAGTACGGTAAGGAATACGCATAGTGTAATCGTAGTCAATAGTGCGGTCTGCTTTAAGATCAGCTAATGATACTTTGCCACCAACTAATACTGGTTCCAATACTTCTTCAATAAGAGCATCTTTTTCTACGATACCACTATCAGTTAATTCTACAGTAAAGTTATCTGTAAAGTTAACATTATCTTTTAAATCAGAAATAAATTCTGCTACAGTACGATAATTAAAATCAGTTACAGAAATGATTACACGGTTATCTACACAGTCGAAGTTTTCAACATATGTAACTACTTTATCGTCACGAGCATCTTTGTCGATTAAGATATCGTATTCGCCGATAGGAATAATAGCACCGCCATCATATTTACCAACACACAATACATCGTTAACAGATAACAATACATATTTAGCAGCACCAGCTGTAGCAGCTGCAGCAGCTGCAGTTGTTGCATAATAAGCAGCAGTAGTTGCATCAGCATCTGTTAATAGACCATTCATTGCTGTATCGTATTGAAGATCTGTTAAAGCTGTGACTTCTTTAAATGTTACAGTATTACCAGTAGCTGGTTCAGCTTCAATGATTTTATCTCGAGTAACGAAATGTTTGAACTTTTGATGAGGAGAAACAGCATTTTGAAGTTTATTATCGAAAGTAATAGATTTTACTTCTTTAGTATCTTCAAAATAGAATGTTTGACCAGGTTTATATGTTTTATGTTCTAAATCAAGTGTTGCTTCGTCAGCTACAGTAGGAATTACTGTAAATACTTCATTTTGATAAATGTTTTCGTCAGTAATTTCTTTCGCATTTTCAACTTTAGCAAAGCTAAATTTGAAGGAACGAGGAGAATGTTTAACGTCTTTAACATCTACGACTGGAGTAATTTTAAACATTTCAGTATCGATAACTGGAGCACCGCCAGCAACAGTGTTAACCATAACAGCATCGATAGGGAATGCTTTTAAGAAATCTTTTGGTTTAGGTAAACGACCACCGATTACAGTGTCGGCACAAATTTGTGCACCCAATACACGATAAGGCATATCGGCATTTTGCAATACGGAGTAAGCACCTTCACCAATAGATACAACATATTGTTTATCTTTAATGTCAGATTCTTTAACACGAGGAGTTAAATACTGACCAGTAGAATTTGTACGAGGGAAAGCTGTTGCTGTAATAGCAAAGCCAGAGCCTAACTTCATATATTTTTGGAAGTTAGTCATATTAGTATCTTCATAATCTTTATCATCTTCTTCGAAAGCTAATGCAGAAGCACCAGGAACACGAAGGTAATCATTATGAGTATACATTTTCAAGCCAACAGTTGTGAAAGCTTCGTTAAGATCTTTGTCGCTTACAGAGTAAATAGGATACTCAGCATTAACGTCTGTATTAATGCGAAGAGTATGGAAATATTTACCAGAGAAAGAGCTGAATGGCTTTGGAGATTTTTTGTTTTTGATTACATGTGTACGAACTTCTGTACGACATGGAACCAAAGAACGTTTACGGCCCAAGAAATATGTGCCAGGGAAAATAGAACCAAGAGCTAATTCATAAGAATCTTTACGTAAAGTTACGTCTTGGCCTTTTTTATTAACAACAGACAAAGTAACTACGTTGTTACGAGGGAAATTATTAATATGACGAATTACTTCGGAAATAGGAGTATCGGCAGTAAAGCCAGCACCCATCAAACCCAAAGGAATTTCGACCTTAATCATTTCATCTTCGTTATCAATCATAGCATTGTAACGTTCATAAGTCGTTGCTTTAGATACAGGTTTATAGATAGTTAAAACTTCTTGACCTGGAGTATTATCAAAAGTAAAGCAAACTTGTTTAGCTTTATTGGAAGGGAAACGAGATTTTACACGGAAACGAAGAGTATCGTCAGAACGCAATTTAAAATCTTTTTGAGCTTCAGAACCACCAATACGGAAACCGTAAAGAGTACGGCAACCAGAATTGTAAGCATCTGCCAATGTAGCAGTTAAGTCTACTTCGCGTTTTGTTTCGCGATTATAAGTATCGCCATATGTATATGTAGCATAAGATGGATCATAAATAGGAACAGGAACACCATTAGGACCATCAAATGCAGTACCGATACAAAGAACTGCGTCAGTTGTACCGAATTGGCTATCGTCATAAAGTTTTTTCTTTACAGAATTAACTTCGACAAATACACCAGGAAGATCGCGGAGGATTTCCTCTTTGAAAGAGTACGCCATTATTCAACCTCTTAGATTAAAAATTATTTATCAAGATTTAATAGACGTTCGATAAGTTTGTGAGTTACTACAAACATCTTGTCTATTCTTAAAATGTAGCGAACACTTCTAATTGAATATTTTTCACGATACTGCACGTTAGATTCATCAGTTAAACGTTCATCGTAGATAAGTTCATTAACACCACGTCTTTTTACATAACCAGTATAGTCATACATAAGATCTTCGAAATCTTTTAAGACTCGATTTGCCGTTGCATAACTACTAGCGAAGATATCGAATTGAAGTACGTATTCGAATGCATGACGATATACTTCAATACCTTCTTCTTCTATATTTTCTTTTACAGGATATTTATTATCAGGACGATATTCTGGATGTCCAGGAGCACGTCTAATTCTATCATCCATTAATCGTGGTTTAATACTATTAATGGTTTTGCCGGAAATAATTTTAAAGAAAATATACGGATTATTAATTGATTTATCGCGGTCATTAATAGTAGCCCCTTCGTCTGGACTCATAATAACTTTATCTTCATACAACGCTTTTTCTACTAAATTAACAAGCAGTTCAATGAATTCATCAAAACTAATGGACTGTTCAGCCCTTAATCGATCGACTCTACGTCGACTATTCATTAGCCTACCGGGAGCATTGACTACCGACAGACTTTCTTTTTTTGCTTTTAACTGATCGACTACAAATCGTTCATCGCGAGTAAGTTCATCTGTCATTATAACCTCTGTTCCGCAGTATAAGACTCTGTCGTGAATAAAGGATAAAGAGTATACCGAAGTATAATATCTACCCCAAATCCATTTTCTCTTAATTGTTCTTCGACACTATCAATATGATAATCATAAAGAACAAATCCTACGTTTTGTTTTAACAAGGATTCTAATCGGTCTCTTATTTTTAATAAATAAAATTTCCGATAATTTTTTCCTATATATTCATCGAAATCCATTTCTCTTACGAGATAATAAATGATACGCATGACCATAACAGATTTATTAGGATTTTCGTTGGATAGGTTAACTAAATTTTCAACGGTTGTACCAACTAAAGAACTATTTCTGTAATAGACAACATTAGGCAACATATCTTTATAATCTAATATAAAGTCTGTATCCTCTTCAGATAAAAGCGGGTACTCGTTGATAGGCGTGGCGGCCAATTTTGCCGCTACAACTATATTACTATACTGAACATATTTTAAATTATTTCCAACTAAAATAATGTTATCGAGAAATTTATTCTTATTATGAACAGAAGTAAAACTTTGAACTATTTTATCATAATAATTATTAAATTCATCGATATCTTCAAATAATGAACTATGCTTATCAGTTACAATAATCATACTTCTATTCTTATAACAATTACTAGATAATACATTTAAATAATAATCTGTTAAATCTTTGTTATAACGATCAGTATAGCGATCGGAAAACATTATCTTAGTTGGGCATATATATGCAAAGTCATAATCTATTAATTGCTTTGTTATGTTAATAAAATCTGATAATGTGCGCATGTTTACTAAATAAACATCTGGAGCATGATAATTTTTAGCTAATTTATAAGCTAAATATAAATCAGAATCTTTACCATATTCTTTTTCGACATCATACAATGTTTTAAATTTTTCAATTTTACATGTCTTATTAGTCGATTCAGAATTACCAATAATTAATAGACTAGTATGTTTGTCATCGGCAGTCATATTAACCTCCGATCAGTGCTTTAAAGTTTTTCATAAATGCTTCTGGATTTCTTTTATAATTAACTCCATTAGCTTGATAATAAACACAGTCCATTGTATTAGAATACCATTCTAATACATATCCTATATTAATTATCTTATCCTTAAAGACTATAATATCTCCAGCAAAAACTGGAAATTCGTTGCGAAGATATATATCATATCCTTGCATTAAAAATAATTTATTATCTGCACTATCTGTAGAATATATTGGCTGAATATGAGCACGGGCTTCTCTTATTAAAATTTTTTGACCAAAGCCTAAACAATTTTCACAGAGAGGATCGCCTTCTTTTGCCGTTATATCTTTACAAGTGCAATCTATATTTTTATATGGTTGTACCAGCCAAACTGGAGTTTCCATTAACTGAATTAAACCATTAATACGTTCATCAAGATTTTTCATTAAGTTTTCCTCAACGATCTTAAAGAACGAGATAAATCGTCAAACAATGTAGTAGGATAAGTATGAAGTTTTGATTTTTCCATATAGGAACGTTTGCCAGTTCTAGGTTCTGCACGTCCCATAGTTAAATAAGATGGATCGACAATTAATTTTTGGAAAATTTCCATTTCAGCTCTTATCATTTTGATTAAGTCAGCTAAAGATGGGGCACCACTACCACTAGAACTAGAAGAGCTAGATCCACCTGATTCTGTCGAACCAAAACTAATATTACCGATATGACCTGAGATCTTACCAGATGTCGAAGTCGTTACGGCATGTTTACTTACTAAACTTAACGTTGCTCTTAATTTACAAAATTGTTGTAAAAGATATGGCAAATCGGCTCTATTTTCGTAGCCTGGAATTTGGTCTAACAGAAACTGGGCAAACCGACTTGCTTCTTTTAAAGCATATAAAACTTCTGTATCAGTAGCATCAAATACATTGATTAGATAATTAACATCACCTAAAGTGTAGAAATTACTAATTTGTTCTGATGCTACCGTATAGACTTTATATTTTAATACTTTTTTCCCGTCGACAGATTCTAATTTTTTAATTCTGATTTCATATAAAGAATCTGGTTTGACTCCGCCAACAGGTCTTAATTCTAAACGATTACCAAATATCGTATATTCAAAGGGCTCTGCCATTAGAAGTCCTTTCTGATGATTTCGATATTTTGTAAAATACCTTCATCTTTAATTTCAGCATTAAATTCAAATACGAAAGCATCGTTGGTACCTTGTTGAGGTCGTTTTGTTACCTCTAGGGGGCTAATAATTACTGGTTTAATATCAAGACCGGCAGGTGTTTCATCAATAATAACACCAGGAGCCGCTCCATTATTTGCTCTAGTAATAATAGTGCCATCGGCTAACTTAATTGTTGTCGCAGTATTGCCTGTGCCGTCCTTCATTATTTTTTCAATAGTTTCAGGAGTTAATGTCGTATTTGCCGTTACATTATTACTAGCATTTAATTCTGGAGATAACCCAGTATTTGTTGCATTATTTATTTCATCAGCTGTCATAGAACCAGCTGGTTTTGTAGGATTAGTATCTAAATTAACTTTGTTATTGTGCATATTCCGTTTATAGTTATACGGAGCCCAAATAGATACTGGATTAATTTTATGAGGATCTTTTTCTGATTTTTCTAAACGATCAAGAACACGAGTATCGCCATCATAAGTAAATGTAGCAATATCAGACCATTTACCATACTCTTTGTCTTTTTCGACACGAATACGGATATAATATTGCTTAGCATTTTTTAATTTTGGGAAACTAATTCGTTGTTTATTTAATATTACTGTATCGATTTCACAAGGATCGAAAGTTTTGTTTTCTGAAATTTGCAATCGATATTCTAATACAGGTTTACGTCTTTTATCTCGTAATATTTCTTGCCATTCACAAATAAAAGATCCATCGACAAGTTCATGATTTGCTGGACTAATAATGCGGACATTAGAATATATTTTACTATTAAAATAAACATGACGGATCAAGCTTGATTGCAAGTGCTCGCCAATAATATCTTTAATAGTTTTATTAATATCGAGACGATATTCTTCGTTAGGTTCTACTTCATCAAGTACGGTTATAATTACGGTTTTTTTAGAAGTACGATATTTTAATCTATAAATCTTTTGAGATTCAGCATGAACCATAGCAATCGTATCGCTATTAATTGTGTCTGGATCGACATTTCCAGTAAAGAAAAGCTTAATTTGCTTTTCAATAGGATTTACAGCCATGTCGACCAAAGCAAATTCTTTAAACATAATCGTCCTTCTTATTTGTTAGTTTTTTTACGGCTACGAGTTTTTTTAGGTTTATCTTCAGCTGTGGTCTCTTCAGCCACTTCTTCTGTAGATTCTTCTTCTGGAGTCTCTTCAGCAACTGTTTCTACTTTTACCTCTTTAACTTCTTCAGATTTAACATCAATAGAATTTTCAGGTTTTGTTTCAACAGGTTCTTCAGCTTTTACTTCGCTTGTTTCTTTTTCTTCTTTTTGCAAGCCATCGTTTTTTTCCTTATTAATTTTTTCTAAATTTTCTTTAGCTTCAGCTAATGCTGCATCTAAATCAAAATCTAATTCTTTAGAACGAGCAACTGTTTTTTCTAAAACATCTTCAGGATGAATTAAGCCAGATGCCACCATATCATAATTAGAAGAAGGAATAAAACGTTTAGATACACTAGAATAACTTGCATTTTCTGCAGGAAGCATGCCGTTAACTAAAATTAAACGACCAACTTTTACAGATCGACGAATATTTTTAATATCCATATCGTCATAAATACGACCATAAGGTGCTTTACGAGTCAAACGAATACGAGTTAATTTATCGAAATAACCAATTTCGCCATGACCTAATTTTACAATAGCGATCGGTTCTTTTAATTTAGTCATTAAATACCTCTTATATAATAAAAAAAGGGGAGCCCGAAAGCTCCCCTGGTAACTCATTCAATAGCAGAACGAATCAGAATATTATTCTTGAATACGAATTGCAGTTGGACGAGGGAAGGAAGGCATAGCGGAAATATTTTTAGCCACTGCGATACCTTTACCATTATCCATGATACCAACGCCATAGCGTTCTTTTGCTTTAATGATGCGAACATCAGTTTCAGGATTAGTCCATTTTTCAATAGATAATTCTTCGCGTTGAACGATAGCGCCGATGTGATTACGATCGATAGCATACATATCGAAAGTTTTGTTTTGTTTGTCAAATTTAACACGTGGGCTCAAGATTACGTTAATTGGCATTGGCAAATTAAACGCAGCTTGAGATTCATTCAAGATGAATTTTTGAGGGCCCATGTTATTAGAAAGACCAGCAAAACCAGGAGTGCCTTGAGTAGTGCCGAATGGGTTAACATTCATAGCACCCATAGCACCGAATGTTAAACCTTGACCTACCATTGCATTACGAGCAAATACCAACCAGCAAAGTGGATGCATGATGATATCTGTAGGAGTTTTGTCATTAGCCATCAATGCTAAGCACATGGACATGAAGTCTTCTACGGAAAGAGTACCGTTAGGAAGAGAATCTTCGCCTAAACCAGTAGTCATAGCATCAGGATTTTGAGCGCCCAAAGCATTGTCGAACACTACGTGACCATGTTCAGAGAATTCACGAGCACACCATTCGTCTTTGTAACGAGCCATTGCACCGCCGATACGGGACAAGTTAGCTTCCATGATATCCCAGTAGGAATCCATAATAACTTCTTCAGACAACGTAACTTTAAGACCGATTTTTTTAGGACGGATTTCGATAGAGTTGTATTGAAGAGTATTGATTTCTACAGCTTCATCATTGTAAGCACCAGCCTCGGAAACTTCGTGTGCTTGCAATTCACCGATAATAGGAACAACTACTGTACCGCTTGTTTTATCGGACTGAATTTTTGTGAAGAATGGAGAAATAACAGATTGAGTATCTTCAGCTTCGATCATACGAGTTTCGATGATACGAGGAACCAAGTCAACAACATCAGTTGTCATAATTGTTTCTTTAATGCTGAAGGATTTGTTGCTAGGTTGTTTGTTCATACGAGCAACAACATCTTCAAGAATGTCATATTTTCTCAAAGATTCTTCAATTTTTTCATGAGACCAACCAGCTTCTTTACCAACTTTAGTAGTTTCAGCACGTTGTTCTTTAAGAGAATTAACAAATTCTTTCATTTCGATTTTCATTATATTTTAAAGCTCCTATTATTTTTGTAACAATACTTTTACAGAACCTACACAGCCTGCCCAATCCATGAATGTAGGCACGCCAGCAAGACCTTGACGGGAATAAGATACTTTTACTTCCGCTTCTTCTTTAGGAGCAGCTTTAATAATAGCATCAGCTTGTGCACGATCGATAACACGCAAACGGATCAAACCATTTGTTTCGCTGAAGTATACTACTTCAAATGCATTAGCAATAATAGCGCCTTTTACAACAGGTGTGTAAGCGGAGTTATTGATAGAAATTTGAACGGAACCTTGTTCAATGAAACGTTCAGGGATTTGATAGTTGAAATCAAGATATTCTTGAGTAGGAGCTGCTGGATGCATTACGCCGACTTTAACATCTTTAATAGCTGTAGAAGCAACGTTGCGACCATCAGTCAAACCAGGAATACCAACGAACTCATAACGAGCACCCATACGAGGATCATATACGTCCAATTTATTATTGGAAGCAGTCATATTCAAGTCATGGTTAGAGTACAAGGAATTGAATTCATAGTTTTCGATACCGCGGAAGTAAGCAGATTCGTCAACCAAATCTTCACCACGACGATATGTACGACCATAACCATCTTCTGCATATTGAGCCAAAGCTTCTTGATCTTCGATAGCCCATTTCATCCATTTAGTGGAACCTTCTGGAACCAAATTAGGATTTACTTCATGAACTTGACCGATAATTTGTTGACGTTCAAATTCAATTTCAGGAGCTTGCATAGCAGCTACTGCAGTTTCGTCAGATAACGGAGATTTAATGATACGACCATTTTCGTCAGATTTAACGAAATCGCCAGGCAAGAATGCGCCATAAGCAGAACCCCAAGGGTTTTGCTCTGCTTCGTCTTTAAATAAGAAGTGAGGCAATTCTACCATTACGTCAGTTTTAATAGCACCAGGAGTCATACCGTTCCAAGCATTTTCATCACGAGTATATTCGTTACGCATTAAAATACCGATAGGAACGTTACCATTACGATGGTCCATAAGTTTTTTACCAGCTTTAGTTAACAAGCCAGAAGTTTTATCTTTATCAAGACCAGCAGCTGTAGCAATAGCTTTAGCACCGCCATTGGCGAAAGGTTTGTAATGATCTGCAGTATAAGCAGCCGCATCGACTGGAGTCCAATCAACGTCAGCATTCATCATAGGTTTACCAGCAGCTTTACCAGAAACGATACCAGCAGTACCATAAACGTCAGCAGCTGTACGCAAACGTACAGGGGAACCACCGTTAGCAAGTGTTAATACGTTTAAGAATTTTTCTGGGTTTTCTTTGGCAGCTTTAACGTCAGGATCAACAGCTACGATACGACCTTTAGGAATTACTACTTGGTTGTACATTTCAGCATAGTTGTAACGGAAAGCTACAGGAAGACGAGAATCCAACCAGTAAGCAATGTTGGAAGTGTCATGGTTAGTTGTATTAAGGCGTACTTGAGTACGAGTTACACGACGGTCATCGTTGTTGAATTGTTTGAAGCCAAAGCCAGTGAATACTTTGCCATCAGCGCCGCCAGTGAAATAATTAGCACCTTTACCAGGATTGTAATTTGCCATTTAAAAGTTATCTCCTATTATTTATAGAAAGCATTGAATACGTCAGAAAGAGGTTTGAGCTCTGCAGCTTCTTTAATTTGAACTTCTGTAGATTGATTATTTTTAGCATTAGGATCTGTAACAACAGAAGTTGTCAAATCCAATGTTTTAATTTTATCTTCGAAAGATTCTTTCATAGAAGCGATTTCTGTTTTTACTTTTTCTTCACTTTCAGTTTTAAATGCATCGAAGCCATCTTTTACTTCTTGTACAGATTTAAGAGCTTCTTCTAGTTTTTCTTTACCTTCGATAAGGGAAGCAGTTTCTTTACGAGCTTCAGATTTATAAGCTAGTAAATCATCTGTAAGATTAGAAACTTTTGTAGCCAAAGTTTCATTTGCTTTAATTAATTCGGCAATTTGGCCTTTAAGTTCTTCGATCTCAGTTTTTTCTTCGCCTTTAATCTCTGGAATTGTTTCAACTTCAGGAGTTTTAGTTTCAGGAACTTCAACTTCTGCAGCAGTTTCTTTGCCTTCAACTTCAGTTTTAACTTCAGTTTCAGGTTCTTGAACTTTTAATTTTTCTTTTTCCATAGATTCGTTAGCACGAATATTCGTACCGGTTTCTCCTTGTTGCGGAATACTCAAATTATTAGGAGTATGATCTTGTTTTTCATACTCCCCATTGTCATATACTTTAATATTCTTTGCATATTTGTCGGAAGGAACTATAACATAAGACAATTCGATAGGACTCATCGAAATGAAATCCCAGCAGCATGTCTGGCCATCATATTTCTCTCCTCGGACATGTTCACACGTACCTTCGTTGAGATCTTGTCCACATATAGAACAACGAACGTCGTGTCCAGTCATACCAATGCTTACAGTCGATAATAATCCAGACTTGATATCTTTTTGTGCATCGTCGTCGAGAATTTCAGCAGTAATAAATAATGCTTTAGAACCAACGAGACGTTCACTATCACCAAGTCTTGCATCGATAGCACGACCAATAATTTGACCGTCCTGATCATTATGATGCATAATAATCGGAATATTATATGGATGTGTCCACTCAGATAAGGAAGCCTCTAAGCCTTGAAAAGAATAACGAGTATTATTTCTTGTTACAAATGGATAAGCATGTACAGCTTCAATTTCAACAATTAATTTTTCATCAGAATCTTCATGATCTGATTTCTTTACAGGCTTAATAACAGACTCTTTTATCGTGATGTTTTCACTTGTAGGAGAAAAACCAATATATTCACGGAAGTCCATTATTTATCCTTTCATGATTGGTTTTATGCCGCACGTACAGTACGGGCTATAAGCTGGAATATCTTCGATAGTAATTTTGTCGATATTAAAATGGGTCATGCGTCCATTTTGATGATCGCTGTCATTAAATTGAATATCGATTGCTTTTATACCGTCGTGTTTGCATTGTTGTACATATCCGTACCAATAAGCTTTACGAGAAATATAATCGCATAAAAAACGAAGGCGATATTCATTTGAATTTAAAACACTATCAATGTATATTTTATCTTTATTATTTTTGACCGCAGATTTAATATCTTGCATTATCTTAATTATTTTTTTGACGAATAATCGTCAATCACATCGATGTTCGGAGTGATCTTGTCTTTATTAGTTTTGTTGTTCGCTTGTGAATGGCTAACACCTTGTTTTGCAAAATCTAGTGCATATTCATGAAGAGCAGCTCTAAATTTTTCATCTTCAATGGCATCACCATCTGTGAGTATATTACTGAGGTCTTTGTAAAGTTTATCAACTTCAGAAAAGTTTTTAGAATAATCTTCTATATTTTGTTCGGTATTTAAAGATTCTTTAACTTTTATACTATGCTTATCTGTATTTTGATTAGAAGGATTTGCATCGTTAGAGAAGTAATCGTTCGGAGTCGAAGCACTTTTCTTGCCATTAAATTTTCGATTATCTAATCCATCATCATTTGATGAAGAATTAGTTTGAGGATTTAACGCCATCGTAGCTTTAGCGGTTTTAATAGCCGCATCAGCTTGAGCATCGACAAGATCGAGTTTACCTTTTTGCGTAATAGTAAATGCATACATATCTTCTTCAGATACTTCATTACTAAAGCCAAGTTCTCGACGAGCTTCTTCAAGAGTAATAACATTTCCTTGATATTTTTGAATTGTATTAGATTCGAGTTTAATCTTAGTATCAATTGATACTTCATTAAATGTAAACGATACATAATCGTCTTTATTTAATAATGGATTAAAACCACCTTCTAATAATAATTCGGTGAATAGATATTTTTCGATAAAATTAGTAATTACATTTTGAAATGCTCTTACTTCATCATGCATTAAAGCTTCTGTATTGTCAGCAGAAGACTGACCACCGCCACGTCCCATCGAAGATTTAGATGCATTTAATGCAGAGAATACTCGAAGTTCTAAATACTCTAAAAATTTTAAAAGCTGATTTGCTTGCATGTTAGGAGTAATTGCTTGAATTTCTGTACGCTCATTCGTAACGATAAAACCATCGTTTGGCATTTCTTGGAATGCATCGCGAGCATCGTTAATTTCTTTTTGAGTCGCGTATTGACCTTCGGCAGTATTACCAACTTTTATATGCAAAACAGGGATGGCAAATCGATATAAAATCGTCATTACCAGCCCTTCAGCTTTTCGGAGCATAGTAACATCTTCTAATGCCGAATAAATTCGGGATGTACCATAGTCCGCATTATTCATTTTGTCGATGTATAAATGAATTATATCGTTCGGAGAATATTCTTCCTGATTAATCACATATACATCGATAGCCCCGGCTTCGTTACGACGAATCGTTACAGATGCTGGATCGGCTAAAAACAATCCTGAAATAGCTCCACCGCTGAAAATCTTTTCAGCTTTAAGACCAAATTTTTCAGTATTATTATCTCTAGTTTTTATTATATACGAATTTGAGTAAGTATACAAGTCCCTAGCAATAGAAGTTATTAAAGTATAGAATGGAATTTTTGTTCTAAATTCAATAACTTTAAGTCTATCATTAATATAATTAGCAGCATCTTCATTTTTAGATTTTATTTGATACCCAGCTTTTGTTATAAGTTGAGAAAATTTTCTAACGGCTACTGCTAAATAAGAATCTGTTAAGACAGCATTCTTAATTTGAGCTAGATCATAAGATCGTGCACCGGGATTTTGAGCATTTGCATTTCGGTATTCGCCAAGAGTAACTGGCTTAGCCTTTAATGCAGATTGAAAATCACCGGACACTTTCTTATTAGGAGTATCTAGCTTTTTTGTCGTTACTTTTTCGAAAAAATTAGTTAAACCCATTTATTTTCCTTGTAATGAAATATAACCAGCATAATTAGTCCATCCCATTTGATGGTAATCGCTACCATGAACACCTTGATTTTGTGAAGACGAGTTGCCATAATAACCGCCTTGACCATCGGCAATTACGACATGGTTAAAGCCATTACTTCCATGATAAACTATTATGTCTCCTTTTGCCGGCGTTCCGCCAGATACATATTGTAGTCCAGCAGATTTTGCTCTTTCCATAAGCACATCGACATTTACTGTACCATTAGATAATTCGCCGGATAAGAATTTGGAGAAATATGAACCGAACTTCGTAACAAATTCGACACAACCGTTTTCTCCGTTATCCATTGTTTGACCAACTAAACCAGAGGCAATTGCTTTTGTGAAATCAGTATCGATAGCTCCAGTACCTCCACTTCCGTTAAGAACTTTATCTGTAAATGATCCAGCTTTTACATTACCATAATTTCCTGTACTTGACAAGCCATTAGCTCCGACTTTTCCAGTTTCAGGTGCTAAAGTATTTAAATAGAATATTGGATCTGGTTCAGGAGTTCTTTCAAATGGATTAATACCATTGTTAATAAGTACACCTTTTGCCATAGCATTTTCAGCAGTTAAATTAAAAACTTCTTTCGTTAATTCTGCAGAAGATACTAATAGTTTATTATACTGATAAACAGCATTTACATATTTCTGATCGTATAATCCACGATAATCTCTAAGCATATCATTTTCATATTGACTTAACATTGTTGGACAATAAGATAAAAAATCGTGGTTATAATATTCTTGTCGAGTTTGAGCAGCTGCTTCTATTGCTCTCATAAATTTAATAAGTTCATCAGCAGAATATAATTTTGCCATTAATTTAGCTTTTTCTCTTATTAATAAATCATTTCGAACGATAGTATCATGAGCAACTTTACATTTTTTACCAGAAGTTGTTTTAACTGCTAGAGCATCGAATAACAATAATAATATTGTAATATCTTCTGCTCCGCATAATTGTACAGCATTAAACATTTTAGAAAGATAATCCTGAAGATAATCTTTTAGTTTTTCTATCCAGTGTTTTTTTACACGAACTAAATTACGTTTTGTCCATCGATACACAAGACGATCTAAATTTTGAGATTTTTCTTGAGGAACATCGACAATCGGCACGTTAGGAAAATCTAAATCACTATCGTCTTTAGGTAATGGTTTAGGCGTAACTTTTGGTTCCGACGGATCGTAATCAGGTGTCGGAACCGGAATAAACTTTTCAGGATTTTCTGGTTCCGGAGGTAATGGTGTTTCTGGAGTAGGAGGATCGATACGAATAATTGTATCCGTCGTAATAGTTACAATCATCGTTTCGATAATAGGACGAATCGGTATTGGCATAAATGGTAAAAGATTATAGACCATTTTTAAATCTGCCAACAATTCATCAGTTTCAGATTTTTTTTCTTCTGGTTCTGGATAATAAGGAATAGGATCCGGAACCGAAGTAATTTTCTTTTCAAATTGACCAGCACTTTCGTAATGCCGTTTTGGCTCGATTGATGGTCTATATAATATCTTTTTATCTTCAGCCATTAAAATAATGTCCTTTTAAACATTCCGCCAATAGGTTTTCTAGAAGTTCTTCGACTAAAAGAATCGTTTATCGGAACTCTTTCCCATGCTTCGTCTTTGGACTCGTATTGCTTCTTTTCATTAGACCAAGGATTTTCTAAATCTCGTTTTTCATATAATGGTAATGAATTACCTTTATTAAAAGAATATACGGCCTCATAAGAAGCTTTCTTTACTAGCTTAGTAAGTTCTGGGAAGTGTTCGACAAATGCTAGATATGCTAAACCTAAGGCATCGACAAAGTGTTCGTTATCGCTATTATAAACGGGAACACCTGCTGCCGTTATTTTTTCGACGCGATAATCAATTAATTGTTTATAAATATGTGCATCCCAAGGACTAAGAATCAAATTACCACGTTCGATTAATATAGATAATTGATTAATCATAAATGGCTTCAAATGTTTCTTTTCTAATGTCCCGGTAACAGGATCTTGCACATCGATTTTTTCAGAGAACATCCAACCCTTGACTTTTTTATCAAGTCCGGTTTCAGGATGCTGTTTACCGTAAATCTTTAAAGATTCCATCTGATATTCCACATTGTTATCCTAGGAGTTTTTTATCTCCTAGTTCTTATAGTTTCCTATAAGGTCGGCATACTTTTTTACAGTATTAAAATACAACTGTATCGCGGCCTCTTGGCAAGATTATATTTTTTCACTTGCTATGCTCTGCCCCTGACTTAATTTCATTAAGCCTTCGGTTCGAGTTACCATATTATAAATAACTTAGGCTTCTCGCTTAATTCCGCGATGCTGCATATAAATATATGTATTTTTCTTTATATGCGGGCAAATATTTACCAGATCCCCTATCTATATAAATATAGCTCGGGTTATAAATAGCATTTAAATCTATAATTTTCTTTACGGCTTTATCAAATGTAAATTCTGAAGATTCAATTTCAGTTCTATTAATAACTCTAAATTTATTAAATGTTTGATCGTATTCTAATATAAGAATAGATGTTGGGGCCTGTGCTTTATCCCACGGATTAAATTAACATTGCATTCGCTAGATACAATACTTAATATTGCTATTAAGATTAGACTATATCATCAACCTAAAATAGGTTGCCTTCCGCTTCGGGCTGCTTAGCCCTACTCCCATTCGGGATAGTCGTTGAACGTTTCTTTAAAAAAATTAAAGATTTCGCTGCTGATTGTCCTTGTCAGGATGTCCCAGCAATTCAAAAGGTTTTCATTTATTAATTACTTAATAAAGGGACCGGGTTGATCCACGCCCATACACCTAAATACATTAGGATAAAAAGTTGTTCGTCCTTCTGGCAATATATGTATTTCTTTTACATTATTATCATCTAACATAGAACGAACAGGTTTATAATTTTCACGATCTACATAAGCATAATTATCTATCTTGGTTGCTTCTTCGACTTTATCTTTATCGAATACGCCAGCTTCTTCGACACCGAATTCTGCTAGAACTTCGTGATCATAAGCATTTTTATCGTATGTATTTCTAAATTCTTCTTCCATTGCATCCGACCACATAGGGTTATGTTGTGTCGGATGATAGTGCTCAGTGACAGCTTTGTTACGATTATGATCGCTACTCATAACCTTCTATATATTTCTATATAGCTCAGACTATATCATTATCCTTTTAAATAAAGGATACTTTCCGCTTCGAGCCGCTTAGCCCTACTCCTCACCACGAGGATAGTCGTTGAACGTTTCTTTAAAAAAATTAAAGATTTCGCTGCTGATTGTCCTTGCGGATTTTCCAGCAATTCAGAAAATTTTTATTTATTGATTACTCAATAATAGGGCTATTGTTAACCCCAGTTCCTTATTCATACAAATCTGATAGAATTTAGATCGTCGACCAGTTGGTGTAGAAGAACACGTCATACCTATCGTATCACGTTCCATACATAACGCATAAATAGTATCGAAGTCGCCTTCGCCGAGATAATCCATTTCCATATGTGTTCATATTGATTCGCTACATCAATACCGTTAATTTAATAACTGCTCAATATTACTATTGAGATCAGACTATATCATCTATGTTACCTACTTCCATCGTCAATCGCTTACGATGTACTCCCATAACGGGATAGTCGTTGAACGTATCTTATTAAAAAAATAAGATTTCGCTGCTGATTATCCATAAGGACGTTCCAGCAATTCAAGTAATTTATACTGGACCAAATGTTAATCCAGTGATATCCACGCTTTGTTACGAATTTAACCGTTTCCGTTAAATCCTTCTAGTATTTTCATACTAGGCCAGACTATATCTTCTTTAAATTAATTAAAGATAACCATTTCCGATTAAGGGAATCTCACCCGCCTACTTAGGCCGTACTCCTATTGCTAATTTTTAATGCGTGAGCCAAGGGATAGTCGTTGAACGTCTCTTTAAAAAAAAATAAAGATTTCGCTGCTGATTGTCCTTTCGGAGTTCCCAGCAATTAAGTTATATTCACAGAAAAAATAATTCTGTGGACAGTAGGTTTATCGGCACGCCAATTTGTTTTGATAATGTTTCTCACTTAGAATGATCTATGTTAATTCATAGCACTTCCATTACAGAACGTGAACAGACTATATGTTAATCCCACATGGCGGGACCAGGTATTTTTCCCTTTAATAATAAAAGGTACTCCGACGCAATCGGATAGTCGTTAGAGGTTATCCTATACGGATATTCCTACCGGAACAAACTCTTGTTAACGATAACTTAGGATTTAACCATATTATCATCTCGTTAATTTTTTCGGCTTTCGCAACATTCACGCTTATCGTTTCCAATTACGTTGTAGTTTAACGAGCTCTTAAAGTTCTTCCCCGGTTTAACTCCTGTTTAGCATATGCTCATTGCTGAACATACGGGGCTGGCAATGTTACCCCGAATTGATGCGGCACTCATACCAGATCCAGCACCAGACGTAAAACCTACGATCTTAGAACCATTAGAGAATTCTAATAAATGAGGGTTTGTCGTTGACCTAGTGACTTCTCGTTTAATAAGTGCAGAACTATCAATTTTTTGACGGATATTATCGAATATCATTCGAATTTGTGACTGATATGGTGTTACGAACATGTGTATAAAGTTTTTACGAGTAAATACATTATATAATGCTTCGACTACCATCGTTTCTGTTTTACCAGTATTATGTGAAATAATATCGTTAGCAATAAAATTACGATAGTGCGGTACCGAAACATCATATGTTTGTTCTTCACCAATATATTCTATCGATACTATTTTATCCCAATATATATCGCCATATAATATATCAGATATAGTTTCGAAACCTAATAAGTCGGCAAATTCTCGTGCTTCATTTTTATTTAAAGTTTTTGATTTTAAATATTCTTCGATAGTTAAATTATCGAATTTTACTTTTTTAAAGTCTTTATGCTCTAAATCTTTTACTGGAAGATATGATAAAAAAACTTTATTTAGTTTATCATTTACAGGTTGATATTTATATGAATGATACAACGCAAACATAGAATTATGAGATTTTTTCTTTAATTTTCTATGCGTTTTATTATTAACAAATCCTAAAGAATATTTATCTTCTTCTTGTCTGAATGTTGTTACAATACCATATCTCAATAAAAGATGAGCTAATTGTTTTACCAGTTTTTTGCTTTTAGAAATATAAAGCATATTAACTGGTCGTTTTTCTTTTTCATTAAAAGAATCCTGAATTAATTCAGAAACAAATATAGACAACGCTTCTTTATTTAAAGTAAAAATTTCTTTCGGAATTTCTTTAATATTAGACTTATCTTTATTTAATTTTCTAGCTAATAATTTTAATTCAGTTTCTTCTATACTATTATCACCAAAATAATTTAATTTTACAGGTATTGCTATATTTTCACCGACAGATAATTTAGAAAGTTCTGCCCAACCAAGTTCTGTTAAGAATGGATGATTATCTGTGGCTTCAATAGTTCGACCTGAAGATGTCATAAGTTTATATACTGGTTTAATACCATTATCATAAACTTTTGCATTCGGTGCAATTTCGACTTGGAAATTATCGTCAAGGGCAAGAACTTCAAATTCTTGTTGAGTATCATATAGTTCTTGTACCGTTTTAATTTCACCTGTCGAAGGTATCTGTATTTCAAGACGGCCAGTTACACAACGACGACCGCATCGAAACACTTTACGAAGACTTCGATCACGAAGCATTTCGGCTTGATACCATCGTGGTGTCCATGGAGCATATTTATCTAAATCAATATTATAGATTTGAACAAATGATTTTGCCCACATTACAGGATCGCGTTTAATAACTACTAATTTTCCGTCTTTAGATAATTTTGAATAATCTAACTGTATTAAATCTTCTAATGGCATTTCCATTAGTTCTTTAACAGAATAATCTTTTTCTTGTTTCATAATTATTTATGGAATGCTTTACCTTCTTGTCCCATCATAGTCGTTTGTAAACTATATTGGGATTGCTGAGCGATGGCCATTCCTGCCTGTCTCATAGTTGCATATTGTTGGGAATTAACTGGATTAGTCCATGCAAATGGTCTATATGATTGCTGTGCTTGTTGTCTGCCTTGTTGAGCAAGATCATTAGCGAGTCCGACAAGTGCTGGGCCTCCCCAGTACGCCATTTGAATAGCGGTACCGGCAACAAAACCGAAACCAAGATTTATTGCGGCATCAAAAGCTGCTTCGCCAAAAGCTTCACCTTTTGTTTTGCCTTCGTCTAGTGCATCATTATAGGCCATTGTTGAAAAAATACCAGTAGCAATAGCATTTCCTTTATTTTCCCAAGCAATTTTTCCAGCAGTCGTTCCTTTTATCATGGAACTGCCATACTTAATTGGATTCATAATTTATTATAAAGTCCCCGGTGTTAATGTATTATTACGCCTTAAGGCAAAATTAATATCGCCAGAAGCTCCCATATTATCAAATGCACTATTTGGCGTAGTCCCCATACTTGAAGAAGCTACAGGATTGACCGATGGATTCATTGTCCCGACAGATTGCATATGACTAGTAGACGTTTGATCAATGCCTGCTGTTAAAGTATTATCAACAGCACCAGCAACAAATAAACCTCCGGCTAACATTTTAGCTTGTCCAGTCATACCAAATCTTTCATGAATAACATGAGAATCTGGATTTTTTACCGTAACTAAATTTTGCCTAAAATCACTTAATGCACTTCGAGTACTATTAAATGGTCTATATTTATCAAAGCCAGCCGTTTCGTCAATTGTCGATGTAGATGCTTCATTTGCTTTTGCAACTTCTGCCTGATTCTTTTGAATTTGATTCTTTGCGACATTGTTTGTCATATTAGTCTGCATAGCAACATCAATTTCATTATTATTAACAGGTTTTACTGCGGCATTAGAAGCAGCTTTTTCGGCGCGTTTAATAGCTCTTTCTTCAGCGAAAGAACTTTTTGGTTTTTCTTTTAATTTTGCCGATATATCGTCTGAAGATTTTCGAGCAGCTTTTTTAGCATTTCTAATTGCGCTATTTATTCTAGACATAATTAAATACCAGGCACACCGATAATATTAAAATTACCGTTAGAATCTCGATATAATCCGCCACCAGACGCTACACGATATGCTGTAGAACCAACTGTCACAGCAGCTAAGCCAGTTCTTAATTTATCATATTGTGCATTATCGAAAAAATCATCTAATTCTTTTTGCATTGCTTTAGCTGATTCTGCATTAGAAAAAGCTTCGCTCATATTTTTTTCGCCAAATTGTTTTATAAATTCTTCACGACTATTTCCGTTTAATGCAGAATATCGCAATGAATTTCCTAAACCCATTCCATATGCATAACCTTCGGTAGCTCTATTAATAGTTCCCATTGGATTAATAGTTTCAGCAATTTTCCCTTGAGGATTTAAAAGTTTTACAAATCCTTCTTGTGCTAAACTCGAACTTTTAATAGCACCATTCGGCATTTCTGGATTTGCTTTTAAACCATTAATAGCTGTATTCCTTATTGCCTGAAATGATTCGAAAATTTCTTTAACTGTTGCTGCCATTATTGCATCCTCGATTCTTTCTCCGCTTCGATCTGATCTTGAGTAATAAAGAAGTCAGGATCGTTAAGCGATGCAAGTAGCGATGCATCATGATCAATATCGTCAATATTGTTACGAATTTTATCTTTTCGAGTCGCAGCTAATAAGCTAAATACTTCGTCACGTTTTTTGGACAAAGTTGTATATAATTCAATACCTTTTGAAATCATAGGTTGAGTTATTTCTTGTCCTGTTTCTGTAACATTAGTAACGACATCGATTACCGGTTCATAATCACGATTATTGATATATTGCATCGATCTAGAAATAAGTAGGTCGAGCGTAATTAATTCATGAACTAAAACATTGTCTGTATAAGACGCAGACTCTAAATTAAATTCTTGTTGATATTGTGCAAATTTAGACGCAATTAAAGTTGTTTCACAAATACAAGGTTCGCCTACTTTTACAATTCCTGCTTTATGCAACGGATCGTTTTTATAAATACAATTTTCGCCTTTACATATAATTGGCATGCGTGCATATATTGCATGGTCTGTTGCTAACATATGCATAGCTTTATTGTATATCATTTTTCCTTCTTCGGTATAACCCCAAGAATTATAACGATCAACATATTGATCTAGCAGTTTTGTGAGTTCGGCTTCTTTTTTTGATAATTCTTTTTCAGACATGTAAGCCTCCTTCAACCTTATATATTACAAAGGTTTACGTGCTCTATTAAGTCTTTCGAGAATTTCTTCTTCTGTAATTTCATTTTCTTTGTGCCCTTCTTCTACTGTAGAAAGAGGCTTAGATTTGTCTGGCTCAGGGAATCCTTTAGATTTTACATCTAAATAAATAGCTAATTTATCTGATAAAAATAAATCGACATTTCGTTCTGGATCTTTAGAGGTCTCATAAAAATAAATAAGCCCAGTCGTATTAATTGCTTCGAAAGTCGCTTTAAAGAATTCATAAATATTTTCTTGTACTTCGTTATCAAAAGATAAATCTGCTTCTTCCCAATAAGGAATCCCATCTTTCTCATAATAAGAAGTAATAATAATTTCATGAGTATCTTTAATATCGTCGTCATCATTTGCAATTTCATCACGATTATTAAGAGTCAATACTTCTTCATCTTCAAATATATTATTAGCACCAAACTTAGGAATATTGTATAAATTATATTGACCATACGCATCTTTAACAGAATCTAAATAAGGGCCCATTTCGCTATCGAAATTAAATTCTTCATTAAAGAATGGTTCGCTTAATTTGAATTCATGAAGACGATTCATAAAGTATAAAATAATATTTAA